CAGATCCAGAGGTATTAAATTTCAGTGGGTACAAATGGGATTTTCAGCCTGATCTTTTCCCTATCTATGAGAAAGATAAGAGCAAAGTGTTCCCTGTTTATGTGGGAGATGCCTCAAAATCTCCTAAGATTCTCACACTCCCCGAGGTTAAAGACTATGATGTTGATAAAGTTATTTATATCCCTGATGATATTAAAAGACTAGCAGAGAATAATGTTGCTCGTGTTATTCAGAACTATGCTGGTATACCCACAGGAATGGATGCAAAACTCATAACAAACTATGACATGATTGAAGATGCTTTCGTTCCCTATCTTAAAAATTTCTATAGATATGAACATGCTCCTGCAAGTCTACCTCCTGAAGGAATGCTTTGGGATATTGTAAAAAAGAAATTCTTTGTTAGTCTTGGTAAGAACAACATGTATGAATTTTATAGGAACCCAAATGCTCAAAGGTTTATATCTATTGACTTAGCAAAAAAACATGATATGGCCGCAATATCAATGTGTCATATTGAACATAATTTGAAGGGGGAGAATGTCTATGTTGTTGATTTTTCCTTATCAATTATGAGTACACAAAAAGATGAAATAAATTTGGATGCTTTTAAGTATCTTATAATTGATATGATTACTTATGGTCATATTAATTGTAAGATTGTTTCTTTTGACCAGTTCCAATCCGACTCTAGCAGACAAGCTTTAATAAGAGCAGGGGTGGATGTTATAAATCTATCTGTAGATAGAACTACAGAACCTTATATGAGTTTTATTAACTTACTACAGACAAGAAATATTAAGATGGGTAGAAATCTTGTTATGAAGAATAATCTTAAATCTCTTGTTCAAAAGAAAGATCTTAGTAATAAACTGAAGATAGGACATGTGGAATCCTCTTGGATTGACCTTGATAATGATGACTGGGAAAAATCAAAGATGGGTTATTATGGGAAAGACTTATCAGATAGCGTTGTTGCTTCTATTGAGTTAGCTAAGATTTATTGTACAGAAATAGGTTATGTATGGAATGAGGAACTAGAACAAAAAAAGGCTGAAAGGGATATTAATACTGTTCTAAAAGAAATATTTACATTATATAACTTGACTTCTAAAAGCTGATCTTGACTTTTTTTGTATATAACTATATAATCTCATCATGCAAAATTTAGAAGAGAAGAAGAATAAACTGGATAGATATATAGGTCAAAAATTAACTTTTCCTATTACAAATAGTGACACTCATCAGTTTGAACTTGTAGAACTCACCTTAAAAAAGAATGAAATAAATACCTATCTTGATATGGTTGTCTCCTTCTTTGAAGAAGCTTCTGATAATTTTTTTATAAATGGAGAAGTCCTTTATAAAAAAATTGATGATACTTTATATATATACATTTTAGAATAAAAAGGAAAACGAATATGATAACAGCATTTTTTAAATTGCTTTGTGACACTGCGAGACTTCCTGAGATGGCTCATGAAGGTGATGCGGCTTTTGACCTTTTTTCAGCAGAAGAGGTTATTATCCCTGCAAAAGGTTCAGCTTCAGTAGATATTGGTATTGCTTGGGAACCTAAGTTTGATGGTACTACTTACAAAACTGCTGAGGAGAGGTTTTACTTCCAAATGTTTATAAACTTCTTTAAGATTCAAGGTAAGGTTGAATCAAGGTCAGGGCTAAGTTTTAATAGAGATGTTGAAACAGGAGCCGGGGTTATTGATGGGACTTACCGAGGGCGCTTTAAGGTTAAGCTCTATAACTTTGGGAAAGAACCTTATGCTGTAAGTATTGGAGATAAAGTTGCACAGCTAAAAGTTGAAGTGCTTCCTAAAGCAAGATCAAAGCTAACAGCAACAATTAGTGAAGACACTGTAAGAGGTGTAAATGGATTTGGATCAACAGGGAAATAACCCTACAAAGAATAAGAAGGTAAGAAAAGAATGAATTTTGAATCAGAATTAGCAGAAAGTGTTTTTAAGTCTAAGTATCTCTTAGAAGGGGAGACAACCCCTGAGCAAGCTACTGAGCGTCTTGTACAATCAGTAGCTAAAGTATTTCCTGAGATAGAGGAAGATGCACGAACCTATATTAGTAAACAATGGTTTATTCCTGCTGGTGGGGCTTGGAGAGCCGCAGGTAATCCTTCTCATAAAGTCAGTCACGTAAACTGTACTACCCTCCCTCCTCCCTCTGACGATCTTGAATCTATATTTGATAGTTTCTATCATTGGGCTAAGTATGCCGCTTATGGACAGGGAGAAGGTGTAGACATTTCTAACCTTCGACCAAAGGGAGCTAAGGTTCATAATTCTTCTAGATCTTCTACCGGGGCCGTTTCCTTCATGCCAATTTATGATGCTATTCTTCAAGTAATTGCACAGCAGGGCAGAAGGGGAGCCTCTTTAATTTCCATCAGAGATTCACATCCTGATGTTGAAGATTTTATTATTATTAAGGATGAAGAGGGAAAGGTTGAGTCAGCAAACCTAAGCATACAGGGCACTGATTTATTTATGAATGCTGTGAAAAATGATAGTACATGGACACTTTGGTTTGATAATGAATATGAACATATTGAACGGACTATCAAGGCTCGTGACCTATTTGAAAAGATTTGTTTTAATGCTTGGAAGAGGGGTGATCCCGGACTTCAGTTTATTGATGTAGCTAAGCGTTATAGCAATAGTGATGCTATTGGTGTTCCTATTACATCTACCAATGCATGTGGCGAACAATTTCTTGATCCTAACTCATGTTGTAATCTAGGACATATAAATTTAGCAAAATTCCATGAGTATGGATGGGAAGGTTTTGAAAAACTGATAAAATTTGGAATTAAATTTATTAATGCGACGAGAATAAATGAGATAAATGAAGGTAGATCCCCTTCTTTAGACCAATTAGATAAACAAAAAAATGTTCCAAGAGTAGGTTTGGGTATTACTGGTCTTGCTGATTTATTTTTAGATAAAGATATTGCTTATGGTAGTGATGAATCTATCTCTTTAGTTAAAGAATTAGGGAAGAAATTAGTCAATATTTCTTATCAAATGAGTTATGAATTAGGTAAGAAATATGGTTCTTACCCACTTTATAATAAAGATAAAATTAAGAATTCTGAATTTATTAAATACCATTTAGCTGAGGGTAACATAACTGAAGATATGCTAGATTATCAATTTAATGTTACTCTTAATACTATTGCCCCTGTAGGTTCTGGCTCTCTAGTATCAAATGGAGGAGGCTCTGGTATTGAACCTATTTTTAGTAAATATATGGTTCGTAGAGAAAGAGCTACCACTGGAAAATGGAAAGACTGGTTTATCTATAACCCATATATTGAGCGTTATATGAAGGCTAATAATATTCCTCTTACTCATGAAAATGCAGAAGGTCTTGTGGGTGGTAAATGGGTTATGAGCTATGATGTTGATCCTCTAAAGAAAATTAAGCTTGTAGCAACAATGCAGAAGTATGTTGATTCTTCTATCTCAGTAACCTTTAACCTACCCAAAACTGCAACTGTCTCTCAAGTAAAAGAAATTTATATGTCTGCATGGGAACAAGGGCTAAAAGGTGTTACAGTTTATCGTGCAGGAAGTAGAAAAGGTGTTTTAATTACTGAAGAGAACTATAGAGAGTATATGCTTGCCTCTTCTGCCACAGAGGAGGAGATGAATGACCCAACTTATAGACCTCCTGTTCTTCCTTGTGACATCTATATTACATCCCATAAGGGGCATAAGTTCATTGTACTTGTTGGCCTAAAGAATAATAAGCCTTATGAAATTTTCGTTTCTTCTTATGATCCTTCTTTTAATACAGGGGATTATAAGCATGGTTTTATTGAGAAGATTGAGTCAGGACATTACATGTTGAAGATTCAGAATGGAGAAACTAAGATTGCAATTCAGAATATTGGAAAGCAATTTGAGTCTGTCTATGCTTCTCTCAGCAGAGCAGTTTCTATGGCTTTACGCTTTGGTGCTCCTGTGTCAAAGATGGTAGAACAACTTAATACAGAATCTTCTTTTACAGATTTTGAGAAGGTTATTACTAGGGTTCTCAAGAAGTATGTGGTAGACTACACACCTGTTCTAGGTAAAAATCTTTGCCCTATTTGTTCTCAATCTCTTGTTTTTATAAATGGGTGTATTACTTGCTCCTCTTGTGGGTATAGTCGTTGTGATTAGATAGAAAAAAAGATAGAGGGACAGTAGGTTAGTGGCCTATTGATTAAGATATCTCCTATTTTAATCTAACCTCTTCTTTAACTATCTTATAATAGATGCCACTAACATCTTTAAAACTTAAAAATATCTATAGGAGAGAAATTAATGATTACCTCTATTTTTGAAAAGCTACCTATTCCTGACATAACAAAGATTCATCATTATTACAGATATATAATATTTATTGATAGTAGATTACAAAGAAATCTATCTCTCGATGAGCAATATGAGGTACATCATATTATTCCTAAAAGTATGGGAGGAGAGGATATTTCTTCTAATAAAATTAAACTTTCTTTAAGAGAGCATTATATTGCCCATTTAATATTAAGTAAGTGTGGATATCCTTCTATGGTTTATGCTTTTAGTTTTATGTTAAGTTCAAATAAATATGGAAAGAGATTGACTTCTAGAGAATATAGTAATCTCAAGAAAGAAATATTACTTTTATTAAGTAATGCAATGAAAGGAGAAAATAATCCAACTTTTAAAAATCCTTTAGTTGGAGAAAAAAATGGTATGTTTGGAAAACATCTTTCTGAGGAAACAAAAGAAAAAATAAGGAAAGCTTCAATAGGAAAGAAAAGAAAAGCTCATACAAAAGAGCAGAATCAAAGAATGTCTGAATTTTGGAAAGGAAAAAAATATGAAGATGTAATGGGGGTAGAAAAAGCAAAAGAAGTAAAAGAAAAAATGTCTAGAGATAGGAAAGGACGAAAAAAGAGTGAAGAACATAAAAGAAAATTGTCTATAAGTAATAAAGGAAAACATTTTAGAGAGTATCAACCTCGTTCAGAAGAATATAAAGAAAAAATTAGAGGAGAAAAAAATCCTTTTTATGGAAAAACTCATTCGGATGAAACAAAAAAGAAATTATCTTTAATAAGAAAGGGTAGAATATGGTTACATCATCCTATTAGGAATTTGCGTACACAGATTGACAAAGAGAAATTAGAAGAGTATATTAAAGATGGATGGGTTAGAGGAATGGGCTTTATAGGTAAAGAAGAATAACACAACTATATATAAAGGTGAATATTATGGATGAAACAAAGATGATTAGACTAAATGAAAAGGAAATGACAGAAGCTGAGTTTGAAGAAACTAAGAAGAAGCTTCTAGAGCAAAAGGGAGTTCAGCTTGTAGAGGTTAGCCCCGGAGTTTATAAAACTCGTTTTTTTGATTAAATAAAAAAAGAGAGGGACAGTAGGCTACTAACCTATTGCTAAAAGAGTTTTCCACTTTTAGCTAACCTCTTTTTCTTTTTTAACTATCTTTAATAGAGACTTTAGTAGAGTCTATAAAGGAAACACAATGGAAAACACCTCAGAAAAGCCCTATGGTATCATTTACAAAGCTACAAATTTAATTAATGGTAAAGTCTATATTGGACAAACAGTTAAATCCTTACAGCAAAGAAGAACTACTCATTATGAGAAAGCTAAACAAAAGATAAACACTCATTTTTATGATGCATTAAATGCCTATTCTCCTAACATTTTCCTTTGGGAGGTAATTGAATATTGCTATAATAAAAATGACTTAAATATAAGAGAAATATTTTGGATTAGTTATTATAATTCTTTAGATAAAGATAAGGGGTATAATATGACTATTGGAGGTACAGGAGGGGATATTATGAGAGGCAAAACTCCTGAACAGATAGCTAGTTGGAGGCTGAATCTAAGTAAAGCGGGAAAGGGTAGAAAGCATAAACCTATGTCTGAAGAACAGAAACGGTATTATTCTAAGTTATATACTGGTAGGAAAGCTTCTAAGGAATCAAGAGAAAAACAAAGTAAGTCATTATTAGAGAGTTATAGAAAGCGCAGAGACAAGGGAATACCTAGTAAAATATCTAAATTATGGAGACTAACAAAGCCAGATGGTACTAGTGAAATAATTATAGGAAATATATTAAAATATTGTAAGGAGCATAATTTGATATTAAATACTCTACGAAGAAATATAAATAATTTTGTACAAAATGGCAAGAATAAAGGGTATAAATTAGAAAAATTATATTGACTTTGATTGGATACTATAGTATCATAATCTCTAGGAGAGATTGTGAGTTTTTATATTATAGGAGATTTACACGGTGGTGCTGTGGGGGATGGAAAGAAACTCAATAATAAGGAAGTCTGGAAAGCTTGTGGTGACAAGTATCCAGACTTTGTTATTGTATGTGGAGACTTTGGGTATATATTTGCCCCGGAGTCTAATAAGAAAGCACTAAGACAAGAATTATATAATCTTCTCTGGCTTGAAGAAAAACCTTTTAAAATTCTTTTTTGTGATGGAAACCATGAGTGTTTCGATAGACTTAATAAGCTACCTTCTGAATTTATGTTTGGATCAGATGTAGGTGTTGTTAACAAAAATGTATTTCATTTAAGAAGAGGAAGAGTCTATCATATTGACAATAAATCATTCTTTGTCATGGGTGGAGCATCTTCTATTGATAAAGAGGATCGCATTCTTGGGATAAGTTATTGGGCTGATGAAGTTCCCGATTATAACGATTTTAATAGAGCAAATAAGAATCTTGATATGTATGAAGGAAAAGTTGATTATGTTCTTAGCCATGCTTGTCCTGTAGCTGTAAAATCTTTAATCCATACTTATAAATGGCTTTATCCAGATCCAACAGAGGATCTTCTTAGTGCTTTGGATGAACGTCTTACTTATAAGAAATGGTTTTTTGGACATTATCATTTGGATAAAGAAGTATCCATAGGTAGTAAGAACTACCAGTGTTTATATAAAAGAGGTTATTATGTCGAATAAAAAAGGAGAGAAAATGTCAATTGTACCTAAGTTTGAAGCAGTTTCTGATGAAGACAGTTTTCTAGATGTTAAGCCCATGCTTGTTCCGGGGCCAAAAGTATATAGGGATAATAATGTTATTTATTTTCTAGATGACATGGACAGTGATAGTGTTTATGCCCTAGAGAAGCATCTCAATGATATTATTGAGAATAGCCGATTTGCAAGTAGTGTCAATATTGTTATTGATTCTCTTGGTGGTCATACCAGTGGGGTATATGATATTGTCAAGAACTATCCTCTACCCATTACTACTTGGGTTCGTGGATATTGCTGTTCTGCGGCTACAGTACTTTTCTTAGCAGGAACAAAGCGGTATATTTCTCCTACATCCCTTTTTCTAATCCATAGTGCGAGAACCACAGCCTTTCAGGAATTTAGGGAGAGTGAGGCTACCGATATGCAAGAGATGATGGCAAAGCATAATGAGGTTCTTCTCATGAACATCTATAAAAAGGAGACTAAAATCCCCAAGAAGATGCTTGAGCAGATTCCTCACAAAGAGCTTTGGTTGACTCCTGAACAGTGTGTTGAATACAAGATTGCAAATGCAATTAAAACTTTCTCTAAATATTCTTTAGAGTAAGGAAGGAAGGTTAATATGTTTATGTATCTTTATGATTTGGACAAGAACGATAAGTTTTCTTATCTTCTTTTTAAGAAGCCGGGAAGTGTCTATGCGAAAGATAATGTGGAAGGTAAGTATGAAAGTGATACTTGCTATAGAATCTTTGTTAAGCTAGATACTTTAAATATGATCCATACTCTTAAAAGTATTAACTCAGAAAGTTACAATACATATCAGCATGAAGGTGTAACACCTTTCTCCCTCAATAAAGGTTTTGATGTGATTCGCTCTGCTCTGCGGGGTGACTATGATGCTAATAGTGAGGAGGAGAAAACATTGGCTACTACTCCTCACTCTTATGCTATGCACATTGGGCCTTTTATAAATGATCCTGAGCAAGTGAAAGAGTCTTTTGAGTTCGTTGGATATAAAGTCTCTATGAGAGAAACTGAGAATAAAGTAGCCCATTCCTATATCATTGTAGGTAATGATACTCTCTCAACTTTTCTTCAGAAAGTGTTCATCATTTCTCTCCATCTAACTTCCTATTACACTCTCTATCCTCTTCAGGATAGCCAGATTCAAAAGTATATTACTCTTTCTTCCTCATGGTTTAATTTAAAAAATGATTTCTTTAAAAAAGTAATTAGAAATATTTGTAAGAATAATAAGTCTTTTATGAATATTTTTATTGAAGGTGTCTCTGATGAGGAGGAAGAGCAGGTAGAAGCTAAGGATAAGCTCTATATTAACTTTAAGACTCTACATAAAGCAAGGCATACAGCTATAGCTGAGGCTGTTATAGACCTGAACACTTCTTCTCAAGAGGTTTCAATCGTTGATCTTGGATGTTCTGAAGGCAGACTCTCCCTTAAAGTGAATGATGCCCTTATTACAAAGGGTGTTCCTTTCCATGTTTACTCTTACGATGTTAAAGACAAATTCTATAATATTGCTAAGAAAGTAAGGAATCTTACTTTTAATAAGATGAACATCCTCTATCCCAATCCTAATAAGGTTCCTGCCAAGACAGATATCCTTCTTCTTTCAGAAGTCATTGAACATTTTGAGAGGGAGGATAGGCTTAAACTTCTTAGCAACATTTGTAATGTTTTTAACCCAACTTCCATTATTATCTCTACTCCAAACGTTAG